CCGCGGGAAAAAAACAAGACCAAACCTGAATTGAGATAAAACAAGAAATCATCCCTTGTTTTACTAAAAGGTTTGGAATTGTTCTTTCCTGAATTTGTTAGTCTGGTTTAATTTATATTTGATGAATTAATCTCGGAGCTGATGAGTTCTGACTTCATAGTCATCAGATATTATTCTAATGTCTTCTATGGCAATTCGCGGAATCTTATAAGTGTTGCACTTCATCAATAAATCCATTAATCCAGTTCTAGAGTTCAAAATTCTAGTTGTTATAGCCGGATTAATTGTCACTAATATAGAATTGCAATAGTCCTGGTTGATATTGAAACATCCGGGTTTATCATAAAATCTTGTTAAATTCCTGATTATGCTTCCAATTAAAGCCATCTTTGAGTCCAATTGTACAAACTTTCTGGTGTCCTTGGTTTCTGTGAGGGAAAATCCGCTAAAGAAATTCATACCAACTTTAAAAATACGATGACTGTATGGGAAATACTTGTTAATAAACTCCTGGCCTAATTTATAGACATAATAATGCTTTGATTTATATCCGATCCAAATTAGATATGCTGCTATCCAGCAACCAAGGTTACTAACGCCTCCATCCGATAAAGGTCCTGGTGAACTGACCCTTGAAAGATGTATTCCGGTTAAGTAACTAACAACCAAAACAAATAAAGGGAAAGACTCAGATGGCTTTTTAAAGTTACCGTACTGTTCTAGATACCGAAAGGAGATGTCCGATCGCAAACCGATCCTTGTGAGTGTTTTGATTAGTTCTGTTGATGGGTCAACTAGAAGTTGTGCAGGTATCCCTCTGGTCAAAAGGTTCGTTGGTATCTTTACTGCCCTATCAAATTCTTTTAGTGCCCCTCTGAAGCAAGGAGCTAGTTTGGTATCACGGATAAGAGAGTTGTAGTCGACGAAGACTTGGTAACCGGGTCTGTGAGTTTTTATACCGGACATGACTACATATACTTCTGAGGATTCCGATGAAGTAAGTTCAGTCCAGTATAAAGTCAAAGAAGAAAAGACATTAATTAATTTATCCAAAATATTAGTTTTTCCTGAAAAAACTCGGGATAAATACGTCTTAAAAATGAGTGTTCCTGCTGATGTCAGTAAGTTGGAAATGTAGTCATGGAGGTGGTTCTCAATTAAGTCTATTGATTCATCGTCCGTAACCTCCATATCTAAGATTATCAAATCACATACGATTCTGTGCTCACGAATGGTCTCACAAAAGTAGTTCCAAGTATCAATTTCTCTCAGATCGTTCGGGTGTCTCCAAGCATCATAAAGATTTACACATCTTCCGGGGTCAGTTAAAGTATGGGTGATAGCTGAAGGGGGAGAAGGGTTATTTCCTTTGAGGTACACTTTATCATAAACACATAAACTGTTAAACAGTATTTTGACGATGGGGTACATTCTTAGTACCAATGCAGACAATCCTCCGGATCCATCTCCTCCTATTATTGCACCCCGGGGACAGACACCTAGTTCATTAAGAATCCCCCGCATCTTGTAGTGAGATCCTGTGGCTAATTGAGTTAGTCTCAATCCCGATATTAGAGGATTCTGGACTCTAGGGACAGACGGAAGAGGAGGGATGTAAGGGAGAGGGGAGCAGAAAACAGTCACACCAGTCACAGTACAACAATATTCCTCACCCCAGACTAAATCCGTTTTCACGAGGTTCGGTCGCAATGTTTCAAGTCCTTTGACAGCATGTCTTATTTCTCGGTCTGTATAATAAACATGAGACACCAATCTGAGCAGTAGGTCCTTTTCTTGTTCAGTAAGCATCACCTGCTCTCTAACTGCCACGGCCGTCTGTCTTAAGGTCTTAAGTTCCTCCTTAGTAGACTTGTTCCAAATGTCCTTTGCTAACAAACGTTGACACCGTGTTGCAATACCAAAAAGACCAACAATGTTGGATCTGTACAAATCAGAAAATATCCACAACTGATTAAATAATACAGCTGAAGATAACTCTTTAAGTCCATACTGCGAAAGCCGATATTTGAGATAATTTGAACCTAGCATGCCTATATCCTCGGACATCATCGGATATGAAGGAGGGATCTGGTGTGGAACTGAACAAAATAAATTTATAAAATATTCATCTCTCCAATTGTTCAGGATATTAACATTTTCCTTCATTTTATCTATCATCAAACTGACTTGTCCCAAGGCATTCCGATAGTATGATTTGATGGTTGGTAGCCGTCTTTGCTGGATTGCTAACAGCAAACTGCTTAATAGTAGTCCTCTAATAAAACCAGTAAAGTAATTATCCGGATGGACTTTCTTCGATATTGTTAAAGGGAATAGGGCAGGGTCGGTTGCTAACTTGTTTCCACTCCATTGAGAGTCTCCATAAATGAACCCTTGTGCAATTCCGACATATAAAGACTTTTCTCCTGCTGTCAACGCATCCCAATTACCTCCTTTTATCTCTATTGTGGTGATTTCCTTGAACCAGGAAGTTGTTTCAGGTTTCCATTTCTCTAATATCTGAGAAACATCTTTGTGGGTGAATTTGATATTTGTCTTTAATTGAATCTCTTCTATCTCTCGTAGACAGTGAAGACAGCGGATATGTTGATGATAAAAACCGGGACCAGGAGACTGGTGGACTTCTCCAACAGATAACAATGCATTTAGCAAACAATTCTGGAACATAAAATCGTAATTCTGGTCTCCCAGTTCTACTAAACTGTTTGTTGTTGAAATCATTCTGGTCAATTTTGAGGGATTTTGAGCAGCATATCCAGAATGACTTTGTCGTGAGCAACTGAATCGATGGATAGCCGATCCAGTCCGACGAAAGCCGGTTAATGACCCTGACCAGTCGACTCCTGTTAGTGCCTTCAGATTACCTAGGATTCCTTCAGCGACTTCACCCTCTCGATCAACAAACCACCCAATGCAGTTCCGAAGTTTTCCAGCCCGGTCCATAAGATGGACTTTCACTTCTTTCTCCCACGACTGGAGAATGCTGGTAGATTCACTTGTGGAAGATCCTAAGTATGCTGCACAGGTGCCCCTTTCTGTCGTGAGGTTCCGGAATCCTTTGGGAATAAGAACAGAAATGAACATTCGATAAGGGAAAGGTTTCCAACAGTCCTCACATTTTGCTGTAACCATGTTGGGCGGTCCGAATAATTCTGCAGGATGAGGTACTGTAGCACCATGGACTTTGGACCCCCAGGAATGTAACCGTAGCTGGTCTGCTCTTTTTGCCGAACAAGTCCACATGGTATCTGCAGCCCTCTTGTCGACAAACATGCCTAGTAAATTTTTCAGACTGTACAATTCCGATGTAGTTATTATTCCGTCATATTTATACGATAATTTGGTCTTAAAGTTGTTTCTGATCGTTTTAGAGTTTTGGAAAATACCGACTAGACCAGATGTCATTCCGAAGAATGTGGCAGCATAATATTCACTCAAGAATCGAGGGAACAGAGGTTTTATGGATCTGAGGTGGCGTAAGAATCCTTGCTCATTCATTTGACTATACTTCAATGCAGATTTTATTATGGAATTCCCGATTGTCCCTGACTCTTCATACAATGATCTTTTAATTTGTTCTTTGATCATGGTTGTTGCATCGATTCCTCTGGGTATGTTTAGGGACAACGGGTCCTCAATTAACTTGGTTATATCACGTTGATCAACTCGGATTCGAGGATGACCAAAAGATACCATCAGTTTTTTAATTCTAAGATTGGTTGTGTTGTGGTAAACAAGTTTTGCAAATGTCAGGCTTTCGGTGATTGGATCAGGGAATGCACGAACGAGGAAGCGTGTTAATGACATTCCACTGACACCTCCAATTGATGGGTCCATGTACATGGTTCGGATATAGTACTCCAACTGAGTCAGTTCATCACCTTGTAGTTCCAAGGCCTCACTGATTGCAGATCTAATTGCTGGATTATGAGCCTCACAGACTAATCTGACTAGGTTCCCCACGAAGTTGTAATGAAACATAGAATTAAAAGGGGAATTCGAAAAGTGGGAAACTGTCAGAGCATTACTGGAAGTGGTAGACATAATGTTGGCCATTGTTGGTAACTGGTCATTTGTTACACAAGTGACCCTTGACCATCTCTTGGTTTCCAAATTCCTTAGATTGCCCCTTATCACGCAGTTTTTCCCGTAATTCATGAACTCGGTACATTGGACTGTCTCATCTTGATTGATGAGTAACCCCAATCTATTAGTCCCGTCCGTTACTCTTCTCATCAACAAGTCGTTGTTTTGTATCACATCTCGAATATTGTTTATCAATTGTTCGTCATTGCGTGATGTCTTCAATTTATAATGAGAATTAATCACCTGGTTGTCCCCCTGGGCTAATACTTTGACCCGAGTATTCACGGAGGCGCTCTCTCTTCTAAGTACAAGGAGGTTACAGATACTCCATCCCTTTTGTCTCAATCCTTCTAGTCCACCTTCTTGCCCAATCCAACAAACTCTCTTGTTTTTATCCTTATTGAATATCACTCCATCTCTATTGACTCCGATCAAATCTCCCCTCTGATTATAATACATCCAGGACTTTTCGAATATTTCATGGGTACGTGAGATAAGGTTGGGGTAGCCAAGGAATTTCCCCATTACATCAAACACAGGATTATTGGCCTCTTTCCTTTGGTGGTTGTTCCATTTCTCGTAATCTATATGGTTTGAAACCGTGATATTCTCATACCCTGTTTCTCCTTGTCCCTCTGTATTCTCTAAAATTTTTCCGATTACAGTTGTCAAATCGTCTGCCATTGTCAGACCTTTGAACAGAGGTACAAAGTGTGTTTTGATAAGATACTCTGTCATCACAAAATAATCTCTGATTTCCCAAGACATAAGTGCAAAGAACCTTCCTTCTTCTTTAAGTTCTCGCTCTTTTGCTCTTAATCCAATGATCAGATGATCTTCTGATATACCTGTGTCATTAACCTGTTTCAAAAACTTGGGCCAATTAGTCGCTGGCTGTTTTAATAAAGTACTAAGGACCTTAATGGAAGGTATTGCTGCCCCCTGGTTTGTTCTCAAGTGTTTGACAACTTGTTTTCTGGTCATCGAATGAGACTTATCTGAGTAAATAATGGAAGGGTCTATGACATCTGGAATGTCGAAGCATTTCTTTAAGGGAAGTTTATGCCAATTATCTCCAAAATTTCTGATCACTTGTGTAGTGGGCCAAGTGTTTTCATGGGTGTGAAACTTCAGAGGATGATCATCTTTGATTAAGAAATCATCCACAGGCCATGACCCGTTTCTGTTGAATTGGTCCTTGATGACCATGTAGGCAAGATCACTCGCAAGCTTGTTTGCATACGATTCATCTATGGTTTTAAGGAGGTGAGTCTGTTTATAAAGTTTTTCTAGACCTTTGAGGTAATCAACAAATGGATGGCCCCAATGGCGAAAGGACCCATAGAAGGTCAATAAGATTTCGAAATCGGTGGTTCGCTGTATTAACTTGTGAAGATCACGGATAGAAGGGGTGACGTCTGCTTGCTCAGAGACAGACGTTTTTATATGTTCTTCAAATTTTGGGAACAATGGAATCAGTGGTCTAAATTTTTGTGCTAAAAATGCAATCCTGGAGGTACACATGGGCTCTAATAATTTTATGGATTTATATGCCTTACTTCCTCCTTCTTTAAGTATGACATCCCCTATACGGTATAATTCGGCGAGTTGATCGGCTGCATCGGCACTAAAAAGGTTATCTACTCTGTTATAAATTGCTAAAAATGAGTTAAATCGTGCTACATATGTGTCTTTCATCATGAGTAAGGTACTGCGGTCCAACAGTATGCGGTGGTCCTTCATGAAAATGTTTCCGGGGAACACATAAAGATCTCCGAAAATTGGGCTAGGATACAAGATACAATCAGTCTCTGTTTCAGTTGGGATCAGTTGACCACCAAATTTCTTAATCAACCTACTCAGTTCATTTTTGGATGTAGCGTTAGTCATTAAGGTAACTTTATGTAATTCCCAAAATCTTGTCCCCCAATACAAGGAACCCTCAGGCATTTGAGTTTTATCGGGGACCGGTATAGGATCCTTATTCAACCACCCTTTCAAAAATGCATTTACTATTTCACCAGTCAATACTGATGCCCCTTGTGCTTCTGTGAGAATTTGGAAAAAGTCTGTTCTTTTCCAATTGGTCTTAAGATTGTCAGATCCAAACCAATGATGGAACTCACTTGTTCGCTTGCATGACCGGAATTCGGCAAAATCTCCCAAAACAAATTCCATTACTTTATATCTTAAACTCAATCCTGATGCTTTGTCTGGTCTCGTCCCAGTGCGTGCGCACCGGATCATCTCATCGAGTTCATCTGCTATCAGGGGGGAATTTAAAGAGTAATCTACATTTGCCAAATGTGTCATTGCCCGCTCCTTTGATATTAATAGTTCTGTCTCTGTTAAGCCTGGTAATTCATCCAAGTAACCATCTGATGGGTCACAAGGATAGTCATTTTCAAAGTTTTCATAATAGTCCATATTTACGTTTAAATATTAACTGTTAGTTTTTTTCATGTTCTATGGGGTCTGATATAGGGAATGGATGGGATACAGCTAAAAGTAATCCATCTCTAGGTCGGTCGATCTGGAATTTGTTTGCTTCGGTTTGGGTTTGACCGAACACAAGAGGAGTCTTAGTTTTAGGATGCATTTTATGATGATGTAAATGATAATGAGTCCAGAAATGGAGTAAAGGGCTGATTGTATATATCCTATCCTGTCGAAGACATTTTCTACTGTATTAATTATTGCATCGCCAAGGTTGGTGGCATTTGTAGGGACTTGGATGAGTGATCCACCAACTGCTTTTGTGTAATTACTTAGAATTTGAAGGGATTCATGGGGTATGTCAGATAAGTGTTGGGTAGTCAACAACATACGAGAGTTGAATGAGCGGGTGACAAGTCCTTTTTGTAAATGAATGGTTCTATTGTAAGAAATGAGTCCATTTGGTCCATGTTTCATAAGTTTGTCAGAGGGATCTGATCTCCATATGGTGTTATAAACCCTTGCTTTGGTCAGGGTGTTAATGCCCAGATACCCATCCTCTCCGGACGTACGGTCGGTTTGGGAAATTTCTATGTAATTTCCGTATGTCTGCAGTACATGACCGTTGTCCAAAAGGAAAACTGGACCTGGACCTGGATAACTCTGAGCCAGGAAACTTATGTCATAGGGTGAAATGAGAGACTTTTCAATGATTTTAGAAATTGTTTCTTGACACTTTAATCTGTACAAGAGGTTGATGGTTAGCTCTGAGTCTTCATCTGTGTCTGATTGAGGAGACTGTATACGAATGATGGTGTCTGAAGCACAACTTGGGAGGTTTCTGATGAATTGTTCTTGATTTATTGACTGGTTCCGGAAATATTCTAAACTTACCCATTCACCATCCGTGAATCTGATACCTGATCGGCCACAATAATTAATTTTGCAAGAGCCTTTAAACGGCTTATCCTTGTGGCCATCAATATGTAAGCTTGCAATATCTGCCAGAGGGGTAGTTGTAGGGAAATCTGAATTGGAGTAGATAACTCCTATGTACTTTTCAGTTGCAGCACAGGAGTGAAAAGGATTCATGTCAATTGGTATCCAGAGAATGTTTTTATGTATGGTTTCAGAGGGTCGTGGTTCAGAGAGACCACCTGGGAAAATCGGGTCAACTACCTTACTAGAGTAAGGGTCAAGATGGACTGAGTGAGGGGTTAGAGTTAAGGCTTCTGTGTTTTCAGTATTAGATGAAGCCCAGTTGCAGGATTCCTTGGGGAAGTCCGAACTGTCTTCTTCACCGTGCATGTACTTTGTCAATCCAGCCTCACAACTACTAGCACTGACAGGTATATATTCTATACCACGTTGGGTACTTTTGGTGAACCAGGGAGTCTCTGTGCATTTTGTCCATTTTCGTATCTTCTTACATAGGAATCCATTTACCTTGAGTTCTGAAGCAAATCTAGGTTTAAGGGCTAGCACATATGATTCGACTCTGTGTGTTTCTGGGTTGAAGGTGTGGTGGGTTTGAGGACATTCCAATTGATAAGGATTGGTTTCTGTCCAGGTCGGATTGGTCAGGATAGGGAATGTAAAAGTGATGGATTGGGTGATAGGGATGAACGGCGAAATTGATGATAGCAAAAATAAAAAGTTGACTTTAACTGAATTCATTATGACTGATTTCTGTTAGTTTTTTTCAGGATCAATGATAACGAGCAAGTCCCCACATAAAGCAATGTGAAGACCTTCCATTTTTAATACCTGAATTACATCAGGACCGTCTGACCAATAGAAAGGTTTTCTCTCCAAAAAGAAGCCCAGATCTTCGGTTCGTCGAACGGTGGGAGTAAACTTAACCCTAAATTGGATAGTGAAGGTAGTGTGACGGTGGATACCAGAAGTACAGTAGGAATAGCTAAAGTCCTGATTTGATACAAGAGGGATATTGTGGTGAACAGAAACAAGTTCAGTGAAGACAGAGGAGTATGTAGTAGAGTTAGTGATTTGGGTGTTGTCTTTCTTTGTGTGGATCAACATAAGCCAGTAGAAGGTCTCTATGATAGGCCTAAAGTAGGGGTTGCCGGTATATTCATCTCTGTGGACACCTGCAATTCGCTGAACGATTTCCCAATCCAAGGCCTCTTGACTGAGAGTTAGTTTCATCTCGGCAACTATACTCCACTTACTACAGCGGAGATCCTTCGGTGGAAGGGAAGGAAGAGTTGTTTGGGCGCGTGATCTGATAGCGCCTGGGGATCCACGGATTTTCTTTAAAGCGGTGGTAATTGGCTTCATGATTCAACTATTCAGTTTTTTTCATGTTCTGTTAATTTTGTTTTGTTTTGTCTCGTCAATTTCATATGTCTGTAAATCCGGTACCTGGTTATTCACAACTGTACTGATCCAAATTGATTTTCAATAACGCAGCATGGTAACGGTTGATGAAGACCCCCCAGTTCTTGGCTTCGGTGAATATTTCTTTCACCACATCATAAAGGGTTTCTGGCAGTTCACGATTCTGATACCTTGCAGCAAGTTGTTCCTTAGAAAACCCATTACGACCGTTGTAAATCTTGAATGGTGGCTTGTCTGGGTATCTAGATCTTACCTCAACACCTTTTTCCAACAGTATTCCTAGTTTTACCATCCGGGTTTTGGAAGTGGATGATGCCTTGGGAGGTTGTCTCTGTTCAGTGACAACGGGAGCACTAGGTTTGGGAGTTGAAGGCTTCCTCGGAGCGGAAGGTAAGACAAATTCAATCTCATCTATAGGACGAGAAGTATCCAAGCTACAGATTAAATCTTGCACCCTCTTGGCATCAGAAAGAGAGAGGAAGGATAAGTCCAGGGACTGGGGTGTGGCACGAGCTACAGCGGGTGGTAGAGATCCAAATAATTCGGCAGGATCACCAAGATATTGGGCACCCACTACATCAGGATCAGAATTAGAGTGATCCTCATCTGTCATATCAGAACTATCGTCAAAAACTGGTAATTTGCTTAATGTCTGATTTTTCTGCATAGAAGTCAAAGTCTTCACGAGACTCTCTGCTAAATCAACGTGATGTGCACTTTCGGTTTCAAATGACATTGCGTATGAATTCTTATTAGTAATTATGATTACTGTTAGTTTTTTTCATGTTGGTGGGAATTGTGTGGAATGTTTAGGTCTTAGATGTCTGCAGGGAGGTTTGCTATGAGGTTGTTCTTGACCCACATGCCTACAGAGCCATCACGTAGAGCTTTAATGTTTTTCAAGCGTTCTTCTATAACCTGTATCTGTTCGGGTGTAAATCTCTCTCCGTTTGTAATAAATTGGGACAACCAGTCACTTGGGGTTTTTGGTCCCATGTCCATGTCATTACTGCCGTCTACTGCAACCTCTTGGGCCTTGTCTGTTTTAGTCCTAAACCATAGTTTAGGATTGCTGGTCTTATTAAACGCAAGGTATAATAAGACCCCGTTTGAAGATGAATCTGCAACAGCGCAATCATCAAACATGATTGCGTTCAAGGAGCGTGGATGATTTCTCAAAGATCCAAATACATGTGTGACGAGATGAAAGTTCGGGTTGTTGGAGGCCGAATATGGGCTTCGTTCTATCAATTTCAGGCCTAGGCCGTAGGGGAAATAGCTGTAGTCATGGCTTACTTCGTCAGGATTTTTAAACTGACGGTGAATTTCCGAAGCGGCTCCAAAGAAGAATAACCACCTAGCGCAATCTAGATAGTCATACGTATTTTGTAAGGTAAGCATATGTGCCATGTCATTCAAGACTGCACATCCATAATAGCGGTAGATGATTGTTCCATATCTTACACGAGAAAACTCATGGTTTTTAAATATGTTCAAGAATAGGTCCAGTACAGAGGCAAATATGGAATAATGTGTGCTCTGATGCACAGCATTTCCCTTATCAATTAAGGCTTTGACGTCCATCTCTAAAAGAGCGGGGCATCCTAAATCGGAAATCATAGCCTTAATCTTGGTAGCGAGGTCGGATTGTTGCTCTACATGGGTTTGAGAATACCGATGAAGAGCGCAGATAAAAAAGAGTAAGGCAAGGTCATCCTTGTCGGACAGTTTCTCTGGATTGGAGATGATGATTTCCTTGTTGCCTGGAACGGTTGTGACATCAATAAATGTCAAGGGAGTTACTTCTCCTGCTGGTATTGTAACACCATATGATTTCCAGACATCTGGCATAGTCCCTTTGATTTCATTTAAGGCCCAGTACATATACTCCAATACCACGTGAACACCGATATCATCGGTATTCAGATAAGCTATCACCCAAGGACGGGTGGTGGTCAAGCTCGAAGTTTTGCTCAGATGCAAGGTATAAGCAGGCTTTTTCCCCTCAGTTAGCACCTCGTAAAGGAATTTACAGGGTGTTCGCAAAGGTGCGCTCTTATCTTGAGGCATTGGCTCCTTATCATCGTCAAAAAAGACATCTTGGTGATTTTTGTTGGTCGACATTTTGAAGTTTTTAAGTTTGGAAGATTGTTAACTTTGATTTAACTCAATGCTAGTTACAGTTGTATTACTGTTGATTTTTTTAGTTCTAACATCTCTCAATGTCTATCATTCTTGTTT